TCGCGTCACCGTGTGCTGCGGGCCGGCCAGCGCTCACCGCTCACCGCTGCCCAGCGGCAGAACCGGTCCGAGATGGGCTACCGGCCGAAGCGCCGCGTGGGTTCGCGGGTCGGCAACTCCTCGCCTCGGTCTCGCCGGATCCGGCGGATTCATCACCACGTGAGGTAGGGGGTGGCGGTGGGTACTGCTGATGCGGTTGTCCGTGAGACCAACTGGTTGACGTCGTACAGCCCGGCCGACGGTTTGCCTGCGCTGTTGTCGTCGCAGGGTGGTCCGTTCGATGTGGTGCAGGCGTACTGGCCGCGCACTGCGGCGACGCGTCAGATTCAGCTGTATGTGACGCGGCGGGCGATCTCGGTGGAGCGGTTCGGCTTCAGCCGGAAGATCATCCACTATCCGTTCGTCCTGCGGATCATCTGGCCGCTGTCGTCGCAGTCCGGGTCGGCCGAGGACGTGCAGCAGGCCATGGACAACGCCGTCGAGCTGGTGCTGCAGCGCGTCAACGGGCCTCTGGTGGTGCCGATCAACAAGACCCACGGCGCACGGTTCATGTCCGTCGCCGAGGACCCGTGCGTGATCGGCGTCGACTTCGGTGATCCCGAGCAGGCCATCGGTCAGGGCCAGTTCCGGGCGACGGTCACCTACACGGCCGACGACCGGGACTACCTCTCCTAACTGCTCCCGCCTGCCTTTCTCTTCAGCCCCCTGCGGGTCCCGCCGGGGGTTTTTTCCATGCCGTGACTGCCCCGGGAGATGCCGTGCTGCAGCGCAATACCACCGCCTATCCGTGGACCTGGGCCGGGGATGCGCCGTACGCGGTGCTGCCCGGTGAGACGGCCGACTATCCGGTGCTCCTGGCTGGCTGGACGCCGGTCGGGGACGAGGCATCGGCACCTGATTCCGAGGTCGTGAAGACCGCCATCAAGAGCAAGCGGCCTGCCGCTGCGGACACCCCCGAGGGAGGTGGGCCGCGATGACTCTGCTCGGGCGGTCCGGTTATGTGGGCCTGGCGAAGGAAGTTACGCAGGGGACGTGGGTGACGCCCTCGTACTTCCTGCCCTGCACGAAGATCGACTTCGAGCCGGTGTTCGACCAGCTCCAGGACCTCAGCTACCGGGGCAACGACTCGAACCTGCAGGGCCTGTACCAGGGTCCGGGCAGCAGCACTGTCGACCTGGAGTTCCCTGCCTATCCGGATTCGATCGGGTACGCGCTGCGGATCATCGGTCCGGACACGGTCACGGCCGGGGTCTCCACCACCCTGTCGTCCTCGACGATCGCGGGCGCGACGTCGATCTCGACGGCGGTCACGATCCCGACCGGCTCCACCATCATGATCGACACCGGGTTGAAGGTCGAGTACGCCACCACCGGCGTCCCGACCGGCTCCGGGCCCTACACCATCCCGATCACCGCCCCGGCCGCCGGGCTGACGTACGCCCACAACTCCTCCGTGGCAGTGGCGACACAGACGACGCACACGTTCAAGCAGTCCGCATCCACCCTGAAGCCCACGTACAGCCTCACCGAGTTCAACTCCTTCGAGGACTGGGGCTACCCGGGCTGCATGCTCTCCGACGTGTCGATCAAGGTCGATCCGAAGGCGATCTGCACGATCGACGCCAAGTTCACCGGCTGGATCCCGGCCGTGCAGACCGGCATCACCGCGACATTCAGCGAGCCCGCACCGCTGCTGGGCTGGCAGTTCGCGATGACCAACGCGGGGGCGACCTCGACGCGCGGCCTGACCTACACCATGGACCTGAAGCGGCCCACGGAGGCGATCCACGCCTCGAATGGCTCCCAGCAGCCGCGCGAGGTCTTCTCGGGCGTCCTGGACGCGGACGTCACCTACTCCGCGATCTACGAGAACGACACCGACTACAACCTGTACTTGAGCGCGCTGCAGAACAACCCGACGACGATGACCATGGCGCAGCCCGTCGGCGCAGGCGTCGACGCGGCGGGCGGTTCGCTGACACTGACGACGAGCCAGCCCGGCTGGTCCAAGGGCAAGCCCGACATCTCCGGGACGTACGCGAAGGCCGACTTCGCGATCAACGGGATCTACAACACCACCGACGGCGGCAGCGTCCAGGCGATCTTGAAGAACTTCACGACCGCCGCCTACTGACGATCAAGGGCTGCCCCGGTGGCAGCCCCTCCAACTCCCCGGTTGCGCGCGTCGGGCGTCGCCGCAACCGGGGCCCAACACCCACGCCCGCAACGCCCCGACCAGGAGACCCCCATGACCGCCAAGAAGACCCCCGAAACACCCCGGGGCACCGGCTACACCGAGCGCTTCAAGCTCGTCGACTTCTCCCACCTCTCCGCAGGCGGATCCATCCTGATCCGCAACCCCAAGCTCCTGCCCCCCGAGAAGATCGAAGCCGTCGTCGCCGCCAGCGAATCCCCCGACCGCGCGGTACAGCGCGCCGCCATGACCGAAGTGCTGGTCGAAGTCATCGTCGCGTGGCGCAACATCTACCCCGCCACCGAAGACCTCGCCGACATCGACCTCGACGACGACAGCGACCTCGAAGCACTCATGGCGCGCCTGGAATCCCGCGAGCAGGCCCCCCTCGGCAAGCCGTCACTGGAGACCGTCGCACAGCTGCCGCTCGCGATCACGAACCGCTTGGCGGAGGAGTTCAAGGCCGGCGGGGCAAACCCCACGTAGGCCCCGGTGATCCCTATTTCGAGGACGTGCTGCTCCCGGTGGAGAGCATCCTCGGCGGGACCTGGGGCCACTCCGAACCTGCGCCCGCGGAGTGGCGCGACTTCGTGCTCATGAAGCGCATGCGCTGGTCGTGGCAGCAGTTGGAGGCCACTCCCTACTATGTGCGCCGCTACAGCATGGACTTCCTCGGCCTGATCGCGGAGGCCGAGGAGAGGGAGCGCAAGAAGACCGAGAAGAAGTCGCGGAAGTAGGGGGTGTGCGATGCCCCTCACCGTTGCGGTCAGCGGGATCAGCGACGCGGTCGCCGCGCTGCGGGCGATGGCTGCGCGCCTGGACACGGCGACCGCGCAGGCCGCCGAAGCATCCCGGGACCTGGTCGAGAAGCGTGCCCGCTCCAGCTTGGAGCGCTACTCGCACACGCGCGGCACCAGGACGCCGTCGCCGCGCGGCCAGCCGCCCGCGAAGATCGACGGCACGCTGCAGAACTCCTGGACGCACACCATGCCCACCCCCGACGGCATCGGCGGCTGGGTGTGCACCCTGTCCAGCGGCCTGGTCTACTCCCGCATCCAGGAGCTGGGCGGCTGGGCGGGGCGCGGCCACCGCTCGCACCTGCCGCCGCGCCCGTACCTCAAACCGGCCGCCATGGACACCGTGGCCTCCGGTGACCTGAGGGACACGTTCGCCCGCTTCTGGGCCGAGGCCATCTCAGCCTGACCCGCCCGCCTCCTGCTTGAACCGACCGGGCGGGGGTGCGCGGTGGGCGATTCCCTGATCCCCCCGATCATGATCGAGCTGGGCGGCACGGCGGCCGACGCCATCAAGGCCATCGCCAGCACCGTCGCAGCGTTCGAGGACCTCACCGAGGCCGCTGCGGCGATGGGCGATGCCGTCGACGAGGTCTTCGCGTCCCTCGACGCGGGCGTCGAAAGCTTCACGGCCATCAAGACTGCGGCGAAGTCCGCAAGCACCTCCATGCGGTCGATGGCCAAGTCCACGGCCTCTGTCTCCGCTGCCGCCGATGATGCCGCTGAGGCGATCGACACGGGTTTCGCTGCGATGGCCGAGGCGTCGGCGTCGATGGCGGAGGCCGTCAAGGCTGCCTCCGTCGAGGCGTCCGAGGGCCTGTCCGCGATGGGTGAGGAAGCCAAGGCTGCAGGCCTGTCCATGGGCGCCATGGGCGAGGACATCGTCGCGTCGATGCGCGAGGCCGCTGCTGCGATCGCCGAGGCCGCCGGTGAGATCAAGGCCGCTGCGGTGGAGATGGGCGAGTCCGTCGAGGCTTCGTCCGCGGAGGCGGGTGAGGCGACCGAAGGGCTCGGGTCCAAGTTCCTGGGCCTGGGTGAGATGTCGGGCCTGCTCAAGGCTGCGGTGCCGCTGTCGATCGCGGCGATCGGCTACGAGTCGGTCAAGGCCGCGACGACGTTCCAGTCGAGCACGACGCGGCTGGTCACCTCCGCCGGGGAGATCTCCTCGAACCTGGGGGTGGTCCGCTCGGGGATGCTGAGCATGGCCGGGCAGGTCGGCGTGTCTGCGGACGACCTGTCGCAGGCCATGTACTACGTCGAGGCCGCCGGTTTCCACGCCGCGGACGGCCTGACGGTCCTCAAAGCGGCTGCGCAGGGCGCGGCGGCGGAGGGCGCGGACACCACGACCGTTGCGCAGGCGCTGACGGACGTCCTCGTCGACTACCACAAGCCCGCGCAGGACGCCGCGACCGTGACGTCGGAGATGATCGCGGCTGTTGCGGGCGGCAAGACGAACCTGCAGGACTTCTCGGGGGCGTTCGCGAGCATCGTGCCTGCGGCGTCGGCGGCGGGGATCTCCTTCGCGGACGTGGCGGCTGCGCTGGCGGAGATGACCAACCACGGCTTCCCTGCCGCCCGGGCCTCCCAGAACCTGGCCCAGGCGCTGCGTTCGCTGCTGACTCCGACGGCGGTCATGCAGGGCGCGTTCACGAAGTACGGGCTGTCCAGTGACGTCCTGAAGGAGAAGCTGGCCGGGCCGAACGGGTTGACGGACGGCATGGAGTACGTGTCGCAGATCGCCTCGAAGTCCGCGAAGGAGGGCACGCCCGAGTTCGCGAGCATCCTCAAGCAGCTGATGGGTACCGCGCCCGGCGCGAACGCGGCGCTGGCGACGACGGGCGAAAACTTCCAGGCCACCGCCAACGGCATCATCGCGGTCAACAAGGCGTCAGCCGATGCGCAGGGCAACGTGCGCGGCTTCGCACTGGTGCAGAAAAACCTGGGCCAGCAGCTCAAGGACTTGAAGGCCGGTTTCGATGCGCTGCTGATCCGCATCGGCGACGGGCTCATCCCGGTGTTCTCGGAGTTCATCGGCTACGTCATGTCCCACGGGATCCCGGCGCTCCACACTCTGGGAACGGCCCTGTCGGGTATCGCGTCGGGGTTCTCGGGTGCGGCGGGCAAGGCACCGGCACCGGCGCAGGGCCTCAATGCGCGGATGCAGGAGGGGGGCGGTGCACTGCCTGCGCCGCCGCCGTTGACGGCGTGGCAGCAGGTCGGGCAGACGTTGAAGACCGTCGCGGACGATGTCGGCAAGTTTGTGGAGGCCGCGGCCCGTCTCGGGGCGGTGCTGGTGAAGACGGTGGGCCCGGCGCTGGCGACGCTGGTGGGTGGCGCGGTTCTGGGTGCGCTGTCGATTTTGGGGTCGATCCTGTCGACGGCGGTGACTCCGGCGTTGAAGGGTCTGGCGGATTTCGCCGAGAAGCACAAGACGATCATGGATTGGATCGTCGGCGCGTTCCTCGCGCCACTGGCGCTGCGGCTCGCAGCGCTCGCGGTCATCAAGCCGATCATGGCGATCGCGGGGCTCGCGAAGAGCATCATCACGTTCCCGATCAACCAGAGCAAGCAGATCGTGACGTCCGTGAAGAGCATGTGGGCGAACCTCTTCGGCGCGGAGGCGACCAAGGACGCCGAGGGCAAGGCCATCCCCGCGATCGAAGGGTTCTTCCCCAAGCTGCAGCGGATCTTCAAGAGCGGTTTCGCGAGCATCAAGTCCGGCTGGGCGAAGCTCTTCGGCACGCAGGAAATCAAGGACGACGAAGGCAACGTCACCGGCGTAGTGCAGGGCTTCTTCCCCAAGCTGCTCAAGAAGTTCAAGTCCGGGTGGACGTCGCTCGCCGGCGCCGCGAAGACCGGGTGGATGAAGGTCTTCGCCACCCAGGACGTCACCGATGAAGAGGGCAACGTCATCGGCCAGATCCAGGGCTTCTTCCCGAAGATCGGGAAGCTGTTCAAGTCTGGCTTTACGTCCCTGGTCGGCGCTGTGAAGTCCGGCTGGGGAAAGGTCTTCGGCGCGGAGGAGGCCACCGACGAAGAAGGCAACGTCATCCCCGCGGTCAAGGGCTTCTTCCCGAAGATCCTCGACAAGATGCAGACGGGCTGGGATTCGCTCGTCCAGGGGGCCCAGTCGGGGTGGGCTGCGATCTTCGGCGCGGAGGCGATGGAGGACGAGGAAGGCAACGCGGTCCCGGCGGTCGAGGGCCTGTTCTCGAAGCTGGGCGGCACCTTCAAGACCGGCTGGTCGACGCTTTCGGGCGGCGCGAAGACCGCGTGGCAGGGCATCTTGAACATGAAGAACGCCATCACCGGCCTGAAGGACGCCGAGGAACTCGCCGAGGGCGCGACCGAGGGCGAAGCAGTTGCGACGGGCGAACTCGACGTCGCGATGGACGCCAACCCCATCGGGCTGATCGTCATCGCGATCGGTTTGCTGGTGATCGCTTTCCTGTATTGCTGGGACCATTTCAAGGGCTTCCGTGATTTCTGGATCGCCGCCTGGGGCCTGATCCAGGACGCGGCGAAGGAAGCCTGGAAGTTGATCCAGGACGCCTTCAACGGGATCGCGAAGGCAGCGGAGTGGCTCTGGAACAACGCGATCATGCCAGCGGTCCACGGCATCGAAAACGCGTTCACGTCGCTAGTCCACGGGGCGTCGCAGGCCTGGTCCGACATCGTCAGCGCGGGCGAGAAAGCCGCGTCGTGGCTGGCCGGGCTGCCGGGCCGGATCCTCGGCTGGTTCAACGACGCCGGGTCGTGGCTCTACAACGCAGGCGTTTCGATCATCGAGGGCCTGTGGAACGGCATCCAGTCGATGGGCTCGTGGATCGCCGGGGCGATCATGGGGCTGATCAAGGACGTGGTCCCGGGTCCGGTCCTGAAGATCCTGGGGATCAACTCGCCGTCGAAGGTGTTCCACGAGATCGGCCTCGGCGTGACCGAGGGCCTCGTCAACGGCCTGATCGCGGGCGGCCCGAGCACGGCAGCCGCCTCCACACAGATGGCGAAGGGCGTCATCGCCGCCGGGTCGCGGGCCATGGCCGGATCCCGGGCCCTGGCCATGGCCGGCGGTGGCAGCACCGCCGGCGGTGGCAGCGGCACGGTCTACAACGTGACGGTCAACGTCGCGGGCACGGTGACGTCGGAGAAAAACTTGCGGGATCAGATCCAGAGGCAGTTCTTGCAGCTGGGTATGCGCAACTCTCAGACGTACCAGCCGTACCGGCGCTGACCTGCCCCGGACTGTCCGTCAACTGAAGACGCAACGGGTGCCGCCGGGCACTGGATCGGTGGTGCCCGGTGAGCAATCCGAAGTTGTCCACCTTGTCGGACGCGTTCAACGAGGGCGCGATCAACGCCACCGTTTGGTCGAATGTCACGGGCGGCGCGGCCACCTTGGACGGCGTCAACGACTTGGTGGTCCTCGCGCAGCCGACGGTCAACGGCACCGTGAACACGTTCGGCAGCAACACGCTGTTCGACGCCACGTCCAGCAGCATCTACGCCGAGGTGACGCCCGTCGCGAACGGCAGCGGCCACACCCAGACCGCGATGGTGCTGGCGCTGAACACGGGCAACTCGGTTGCGATGCGGCTGTCCTCAGGTGCCTTCCAGCTCGTCCTGACGACGGCCGGGACAGGCGTGACGACAACGCTGGCGGCCTACGACCCGTCGGCGCACGGCTGGTGGCGGCTGCGCGAGGCGGCGGGCACGTTCTACGCGGATGCCTCGGCGGACGGCTACAACTGGGCGATCCTGGCGTCGACGACGTATTCGTGGTCGGCGGCCGGGGTGACGGTCGCGTTCCAGGCGTCGGCGTCGGCGACGGAGGTCGCGGGCAACACGGCGGCGCTCTCGCACGTCAACACGATGGTCGGCGGCCCCATCAACATCAACTGGCCGACGCTGGCGGATGACTGGGCACCGTACTGGAACAGCAACGGCGGCGACGCGCCGCTCGACAGGTACGTCAGCCTGGCGTCGCGCATCGAGGGGCAGAGCTCCGTCACCCGCGGCAAGCAGTACGAGCTCGACGAATGCAGAAGTGGCGAGGCCGCGGCGGTGCTCGCCAACACCGACGGCACCCTTGACCCGCTGAACGCGGCGGGCCCGTACTTCGGCCACATCATGCCGTACCAGCCGTGGCGGCGGCGGATGATGTGGCCGCCGTGCCGGAACCTGCTGTCGCAGGTCATGGCGACGGGCGGCGACAGCGGCGGCTTCGGTG